TTGAGAGAGAGATCTAATGGCCGTCGAAATCCCCATTGTTTCGGAGTTTGACGGCAAGGGCATTAAGAAGGCGATCGCCCAGTTCAAGCAGCTGGAGACGACCGGCGAGAAGGCCCAGTTCGTCCTCAAGAAGGCTGCGGTCGGTGCCGGGGTGGCGCTGGCGGGTCTGGCGGTTGCGGTCGGCGACGCAACGAAGGCGGCGATGGAGGACGCGCAGGCCCAGTCAAAGTTGGCTGAGCAGCTGCGCAACGTGACCGGGGCGACCCAGATTCAGATTGCGTCGGCGGAGAAGTTCATCAGCACCTTGTCGCGGGCGACGGGTGTGGCGGACGACAACCTGCGTCCCGCGCTGGCGGCGCTGGTCCGCGGCACCAAGGACATTGCGCAGGCGCAGGACGCCCTGACCCTTGCCAACGACATCAGCATTGCCACGAACCGTGACTTGGTCGAGGTGTCCAACAGTTTGGCAATGGCGTATCAGGGCAACATGCGGGGCCTGCGGTCCCTGTCGCCGGAGATGGCGGCGCTCATCAAGGAAGGCGCGTCGCTCAACGAGGTCATGAACGTCCTAGGCGGCACGTTCGGTGGGGCTGCGGCTGCCAACGCCGAGACCGCTGCCGGGAAGATGGCGATCTTCACGAACAGCATGAACGAGGCGAAGGAATCGCTCGGCGCGGCCTTTCTGCCGGTTCTCGAGGCGGTCCTGCCGAAGATCCAGCAGTTTGCCGACTGGGCGGGCGAGAACACGCAGGCGCTGAAGGTGATGACGCTGGCGATCGGCGCCACGACCGCCGCGACGGTCGTCCTGAACGCGGTCATGTCCGCCAACCCGGCGGTCGCCCTTGCGGTCGGGTTCATCGCAGTTCAGACAGCCATCATCAAGGTCGGCACCGCGTTCCGCGGCGCGATCGGCACGACCGAACTGTGGAACTGGAACCTCAACAAACTGGTCGGCGTCCTGAACAACTTGATTGACTTGGCGAACCGGTTCAGCCTCGTCCGCAAACTGTTCGGCATCGAGGTCCCCAACATTGACTTGGAGTTTGGGAAGGCGCCGACCCCGCCAAACTTCGGTCCGTCCAGCTTCCTCGGTGGGAACGTGGCACCCGCAGCCCCGGCCCTGCCGTCGTTGGCGCTTGTGCCCCCTGCGGCGATCGGCCCGACGTCGGGCGGCACGTCTGGCGGCAGTCGAGGTGGCAGCCGCGGACCGGTCGACTTCGGCCCGCAAGCCATGCCGTCGCTTGGGCAGGGCATGGGGATTGGTACCGGCTGGGACCTGTCAAAGATTGACCTTCAGCCCATCAACATCAACGTGTATGGCGGCGTCGCAACGTCGGCGGACGTTGGTGCGGCGGTCGTGGACGCCATCAAGCAGTACACCAACGTGTCCGGCCCCGCAGACATCCGGGTCGCCTAATGGCAGTCGTCACGGTCCCCAACGCAGGGACCTTTGACCTTGAGGTGGACACCGGCTACGTGGTGGACGGCTTCACGCTGGACTCGACGATCCGCGGCGTTCTGGACGACCCTGCCTATGTGCTGGACGGCACGACGAACTATGCGTCCATTACGGGCAGCGTCCTTAACGTCGCCATCAACCGTGGGCGGCGGGACCCTGCCGACCAGTTCCCGACCGGCACCATGACGTTCGTCCTGAACGACACGGCTGCGGATGGCGTGTTCAACCCGTTTGACAACCAGTCGCCCTATTACGACGACATCACCGCCTACCCCGGCTTGGCACCCGGCAGGGCCGTCCGATTCACCCGGTATGACGCATCCAACAACCCGGAACGGCTGTTCGTCGGGCAGATCGTCAACTACCAGTACCAGTACGATCTGGCTGGGAACGACACGGTCAGCGTGTTCTGCGCGGACGGCCTGTACCGGCTCGCCTCCACGCAGCTGACGGAACACAACCCGACCAAGGAACTGACCGGGGCGCGGATCAACGCCATCCTGGACCGGGCGGAGGTGAACTATCCCACCGGGGTGGCAAGGAACATTGCTACCGGCACGGTCGAGCTGGGTGGCGGCAGCCAGTACCAGATCAACGAAGGCACGACGGTCAAGACATACTTCGACCAGATCACCTATAGCGCCGAGCGGGGCCGGATCTTCGTGGACCGCGACGGGGTGCTCGTGTCGCAGGACCGGATCGGCAACACCCTGTCCGCGCCCGTCGTGACCCTGTGCGACAACGACAGCCACACGACCCACGCCCGCTACAACGATCTGGGGATCACGTTCAAGGCTGAGGACATCATCAACCGGGTGGCCATCACCCCGGCTGGCGGCACGCAGCAGGTCGCCAACGACACGGACAGCCAGTCGGAGTACCTGATCAAGGCGCTGTACATCGACGGCAGCCTGCTGCACGACGACACGGCAGCGCTGACCCTCGCCCAGTACCTGCTGTTCCCTGACGCGGAGCCGCGGTTCAACCAGGTGCAAACCCAGTACGCCCGCCTGTCCGCGGCCCTGCGCGACGCCTGCGCCATCGTGGACATTGGGGACACCATCATCATCACCAAGCAGGTGCTGGTGGCTGGGGTGCCGACCGACCGCAGCCAAGAGTCCTCGGTGGAGGGTGTGGAGCACCGGATCAGCTTCGATTCCGGGATGGTCAGCCGGTATTACACCAGCCCGACGACGATCGTCTACGCCCTGATTCTGGACGATGCGACGTTCGGAATCCTTGACACGAACGCACTAACCTAAGGAGCGCCATGGCAACCCCCCCAGATTTCTCCCCAGGGGCCGTGCTGACTGCGGCCCAGCTCAATAAGGCCGGTTTGTGGCTGGTCAAGTCACAGACGATCGGCACTGCCGTTTCCACGGTCACGGTCACGGACGCGTTCTCAGCGGACTACGACAACTACCGGATCATCGTGTCCGGCGGCGCTGGGTCAACCGATCTCGGTCTGACGTTGACGCTGGGCGCAACGACGACCGGCTACTACTACGCGGCGCCCGGGTTCACATGGGCCGGAGCAACCAACAACAACTCCGCCGTTAACACCACCGGATTCATCCTTGCCGGGCTTGGAACAACTAGCGGCCTTTCGTTGACACTCGATGTACATCGTCCCTTTGCAACTGACGAAACATGGGTCACGGGTTTCCAAGTATTCATGGGAACCTCCCAGCGCGGTCAGGCGTATTACGGATACCTCAACAACACGACGTCGTACACCGCGTTCACACTCACCACGTCCACCGGCACCGTGACTGGCGGCACGATCTACGTCTACGGATGGAGGGACTAATGGCCGACCCAGTACTCGTCCAGATCGACGACGTTGAGCGCCCGGCAACCGCCAAGGAGAAGGCGCAAATCGAGCTAATCCGCCAAGGCAACCCGCCTGAACCGCATCCCGAGGCGTAGTGCAGCCATGCCCGAGACAGTGTGGGTTGCTTTCGTGACAGGCGCGTTCGGCGTCATCGTCGCCATGATCCACACGGCCCGTCGGGAGAACCGCCGCGACCACGGGTCGGTCGAGCGGGCGCTCGGTAGGATCGAAGGCAAGTTGGACGCACACGTGGAGGACCACGCCCGTCATGACTGACAAGCACCGCCGCATGCTCGCCTCATGGGCCCGCGTCTTTCTGACCGGCGTCCTGACCGTCGCCGCGACCGGCGACCTCAACCCCCGCAACCTGCTCGCCGCAGGCCTGCTAGCCGTCGTGCCAGTCGTCCTCCGCTGGCTGAACCCGAACGACCCGGCGTATGGGCATACCCGCTAGACCCGGCGTCCCGTTTTCCCGCCCCTACACGGGCATGGATGGCATCGCCCCCGGCATCCTTGGCGGCACCGCCCAATGGATCCTCGAGGCGCGGCGCGCCAGCATGAACGCCCTGTGGAACAACGGCGCCTACGGGGTCCGTGAAATGCGCGGCAAAAAGCAGATCAGCGTCCACGCCACCGGACGGGCCGTTGACCTGTCATACCGCAAACGGCAGCACCATCCGAACGTGCCGTCCGGGCGGGCCTCGGTCATGGACTGGCTGGACCGCGTCATCCTCCACGCCAACACCCTCGGGCTGGAGATGCTGATCGACTACTTCCCCGCCCCGCATGGCAGGGCGTGGCGCTGCGACCGGCAGGCATGGCTCGTCTACCAAACCAAAACCGTGTCGGGCGCCCCCGGTGGCGACTGGTTCCACGTCGAGATCAACCCGGCATTCGCCAAGTCCGCCGGTACCGTCCGCAAAGCCTGGGCGGAAGTCTTCCCAGAAATCCACCGCGACCGCTGACACCCCCCGCTAGGGTGGGGTCACCGATGGAAGGCAAGGAAGGCAGGAACCCGATGGCTGTCCGCTACCTCAGACTGGACACACGCATGGAGCGTGGGCAGAGGGCCATGGTTCAGGTGTTCTTTGATGACCAGACCGGGAAGTTCACGCACGGCCTCCTCTGCCTCGAGCAACTCGACGGCAGCTGGGGCGCCCCGTACCAACTGGAGGTCAGGAATGGAAGCAGCAGTTAGGGCGGTCATCGCCCTGTTTACGGCGGTCGGGCTGGCATTCACCCTGCCCAGCACTGACAGGCCCGCAGAACGCAGTTTTAAGGCCTCTCAGCCGATCGTGACGGTGCCACGGACCACGGTCCCGCAGCCGCCGACTACGACCGAGTACCTGCGGACCACGATCGTCAACTGCGACGACGTGACCGCCATCATGCTTGAGCAGGGCTGGCCCGCCGACCAGCTCGCCTACGGAACCGAGATCGCCTGGCGCGAGTCCCGCTGCTACCCGTGGGTCCTGAACGCCAAGGACCCCATGGGCGGCTCGATCGGCTTGTTCCAGATCAACAGGTTCTGGTGCCTGCCCAACCGGTGGACGCAGAACGGCTGGCTGCAGGACCAGGGCGTGATTGAGTCGTGCGACGACCTGTACCACGCGACCCTAAACATCCGCGCCGCGCTCGCCATCTGGAAATACGCTGACGACCGGTACGGCAACGGCTGGGGGCCATGGTCCTCCGCCCACGAAACCAAGTAACCCGAAAGGAACCCGACATGGAACACAGCCCACAACACCCGAGCACCAAGGCATTCCGACCCATGACGGTCCGTGAAATGCAGCTTGAGACCGAGTTGGAGCACCTGCGCAACAAGGTGCTGCACTGCATCCAGCTGCTCCGCGACATCACCGACCAGGTGGAGGGCCTGCGTCCTGATGACGAGGAAAGCCCGTTCTGATGCGCACCGGCCCGAAGCCCGCCTACCGGCTGCCGCTCGAGCCGCTGCTCGAGCAGCACCGGCACCTGTCCATCAACCAAGCCCTGAAGAACCTGGGGATCAACCACGGGCAGTTCTACCAGTGGCGCCGATATGGCGGCATCACGCTGTGGTCCGCAGACCGGATCGCGGTCAAGAACCTGGGCATGCACCCGGGCGAAGTGTGGGGCGACTTGTGGTGGGACGCCCCGGAGGACGCAGCATGAGACGCGGCTTCACCTATGCGGGCGGGAAGCGCCGCACCATCGTGACAAACCGGACCACCGTGGTCTGCGAGCGGTGCGACGGGCACGTCCGGCTCGAGTACCAAACCGACGCGGTCAACGCCCGCGAAGCCGCATTGGACCGGTATCGGGCGCTGCGCGCCGCAGGCTGGTATCCGGCGATCGGCGCCAACAACTATGTGACGGCCTTGTGCCCGACCCACGGCTACGAGGACGTGTATGGACACTGACAAGCCAAGCCTGCTTGACGAGGTGGCTGACACGGTCCCCCCGTTGACGCAGGCCCGCCAGTTCCTCGCCAACCTGCCCGCCGACGAACGCGCCGAATGGGACGCCCTGCTCCGCGCCGGAAACGTCTACCCAGCCAGCGCGGTGATCCGCGTGTTTGCGAAGCGCGGGATCGTCATGGACCGGCATACGTGTCACAGGATTCGCACCGAAACGGAGGGTTATGTCCCCGCGAGATGACGCCAACCACGAACTCGAACTTGAGGCCTTACGGGCGGCGCTCCGCCGGACGCAGGCCCAGTTGGCAAAGGCGACGACCGGCAACCGGATGCTCGTTCAGGCGGTCTACCGTGCAGCTGCCGATTCGGCGGTCGCCTACGCAGCTCCGAAGGTCCCGGAACGGCAGACCAGCCGGCCCCGCGACCATCGGGAAGTGGCGCTGATCCATGCGACCGACTGGCAGATGGGGAAACGCACCGAGTCGTACAACATCGAGGTCGCGCAGAAACGGATCGAGCGGCTGGCGGACAAGGTGGTTGCCATCACCGAAATCCAACGGAAGGACCATGCGGTTGACGAGTGCGTCCTGATGCTGGGTGGCGACATGGTGGAGGGCACCACGATCTTCCCTGGGCAGGCATGGGAACTGGACTCGACGCTGTTTGGGCAGCTGTTCGCCGCCGCCGCATCGATCGAGTGGCTGGTCGTGTCCATGTCTGCCAACTTCGCCAAGGTCCGGGTGGTGTGCGAGTACGGCAACCATGGACGGATCGGCAGGTATGGGGAAGGACCGCGGGCGGACAACGTGGATCGGATGGCGTACCAGATCGTGAAGGACCGCACCCAGCACCTCGAGAACGTGTCGTGGCAGATGTCTGAGGCATGGCACCAGTCATTTGCGATCGGCGCCTACAAGGTCCTGCTGGTGCATGGCGACGAGATTCGCACCTACTCCGGCACCCCGCTGTTTGGCATCATCAAACGGGTGTCGGCATGGGCCGCGGGCATCGTGCCGGATTTCCATGACTGCTACATGGGGCACTGGCACAACCCGGCCTCGATCACGATCGGAAACGGCGGACGGGTGTTCATTACCG